ATAGCACCAAGGAAACGGTTAATATGTGCTGGCAACAACGCTGAAAGTACAGGTTGATCTACAGCATATCTACCCATAGCATAACCTTTAATGGTATCTGCAGCTTCTTTGTTTTTAAATCCAATTAAAGTTGTAATTACTTCCATACTAGCACCAGCAACTGGGCCAGAAAATGTAGGAACTATTGAATCTGGGTTTAAAGATGGTGTCAACATTTTAATATTTGCACCAAACTCTATAGGAAACGGAGTTTTAAACTCATTTGCAATACCTAAACTTGATAATGCGTTTTGTATTGCATTATATACAGGAGCAACACCAGGATAAACAAAGTAATCATTACCTTGATCATCTTTTTGTACCCATCCTGAGTGCGTTACACCTTCATATGTAAGAGCTGCTTTAACAAGAGCCTCTGGATTGTAACGAACAACCCGATACATACGGCGATAGAAGTCTTCAGTAGCACGATAAAACCGTGCAAAGTTACGGGAAGAAAAAGCAAGTTGAGATCTTATTAAAGGATTGTCTACATACTGTGTAATTTGGCTAATTGCTCGCTCTTCAACGGCAGTAGCAAGCGCTTGTTTAGCACGTTCAGTAGCAATCTCAATACCGGTTGTATTAGTTGGATCAATGCCTTTAATATGTGCTTCAATCCATTTAGATTCAAATCCGGTATCGCGCATTTCTTTGCGAATTTTTACCATTTCTTGAAGAACCATAGGTTGACGAGACATACGGGCGTTTGCTTGACCAAGCCAAGTCCACCCATTTGTAAATACACTAGCAGTAATTCTATCTGCTTCTACTGCTGGTACTAATGTAGGTCCGACAATTGCAGCGGGAATATCAGCGTCATTAGTAGGCATATCATCAATAGATAATCTACCTTCTACTTTCCAATTGCCAGCTTTATCTTGGATTCTAATTTTATTAAGAAGGTCCATATTTACATTACCGTCACGCTTAACAAAATGCGCTTTTGAGCGATTAAAAACAAGATTAAGAAGTTCTTCTTGGCCCATATTACCATTAGTTAATTGAGCGTCTTTTAAATATTGTTTACCTTGTTTAGTGTTTAACCACACACGAGCTTGAGTTAAAAATTTAGTTTGATTATCAAGGTTAGCAACAGCAATTTTACCTAATTCATCATTAGCATAATAACCAATACGAGACATCCAAGTAAACATAGATGCTTCATCTTGGGTAGATATTGCTTGAGCAGTAAATGCTCGCTCACCAGGTTTTTTAACATAACTAACATCAGGTGCTTTGATTTCAAGAGCGTGAACTCTTACGCCTGTTTTCTTGGCTAAATTTTGAGCGCGGCTTACGTAATCTGTAGCACCATTTGCAAAGTTAGAAGCGCTTTCAGATACAACACTCAACGTGTTTTCAAGATCGCCATATCTTAATTGCTCTGTAAGCAAATCAATTTCATCTTGGGCCATTGGCTTTAAACCAAAGTTTGCACGGTAACGGTTAATACGTCCCTGTGTTAAGGTACGGGCAAAGATCTCACGAGTTTGATTAGTAAGACCACCCTTAATAACTTGTTCATATTTCTTTATATTAGATTCAATATCTGCAATATCTATTGGATTTTTAGCAGTTTTTAATTGAGTTTTTAATTTAGAAATTTCAGTTGTTGCATTGTCAAAACTGCTTTTTAAAACAGTAAGTTCTGTAGCAATATTATCTACTTCTTTTTTATTTACTAAACGCATAGCAATACCAAGTGGGTTATCAGACCACTTAACTTTACCTTCTGCCTTTTTAGCACCGGCTAAAAATGTATTAATACGAGTTGAAAGAACTCTGTTCTTAGCAATTCCCCAAGGAGATTCACCAATAGCAATATTAAACATTAAATCTTCGCCCGCGTTACGAAGAGCATAACGAGGTCCAGCAAGAGTTAAAAATGACCAAGCGCTAACTGCTTTTTCAGCAAACTCAGTATTAGGTATACCCATCATCTTTTGAAATAAACCATTACGAGCTGCAGCACGATCTAAATCTTTTAAACTAGGTGCTGACGCAAAGTTGCTAAAGTCTGAAGGTAGGGCGCCTTTGTCGCGGAAAGCATCATCTAAACCATATAAAGCTTGAGATTTACCGGTAAGGTAGCGAACAATTTGTTGACCAGGTTGAGTAGCGTTTAAACCACGAACCTCTGCAACTGTTCCCCAAAGACCGTAATAAACAGATTTCTTTTTACCGACTTCTTCTATACTATCAAATGCCTCAGCTAATAATTTAGATTCACGTTTTGGCATAATTTGAATTGCTATACGATAAATTTGAGATGAAGCATCTGGTGCGGTAACATCAAATACATCGTCTTTAAATAAGGGGGCAATTGCAAATTTTGCTTTAGCTCGATCAATACGTTTTTGTATATAAGCAGTTGAAAAACGAGCAACATCTTTAGGATTTGTAGATGCCTTAACCATATTAACAAATGTTTCATTACCGTCAACAATAGTTTTAGCAATACCATCAGCATCAGTTGCTCCGCCAAACCATAGGTCATCTACCAACTTTGGTCCTACAGCATCAATATTAAATACTTTACGACCTGTAGTAACGGCAGCAATACGAGCTTGACGTAATGGATCCATACGAGGAAGAATTATTCGTTGACGACCAATAGATCCTTGAAGCATTACATCTAATTGCTTAGTGTTTTCAAAAAATGCTTGAGCGCTTTTAGCATCTACAACTGGAATATCTGCTTTAATTAAAGCTTGTTGAACAGCAGGTCCAAGTTCTGGAGCCATAGTTCCTAAATCTCTTTTAATTCTTAAAATTTCTTCAGGGTTTTTAACAACACTAGATTGTGCTTTAGCAAGTTCATCTAATTTAGGACCGTAACTATCCCAGAATTTAACAACAGCAGGTTTAGCAAAAGTTTCAGCAACAGTGCCTTTACCTACTACTACCTCAAGGGCATACTTGCTTACATCAACAGCTCGCTTTGCTTTACCAGCAATAAGTAATGGATCTGCAAGGATTCTATATGCAGCATCTACTGTACCTGATAAGGCTTTATAAAAAAAACCTGAACCTTCTAATTGACCAGGTGTAACTAAGTTAGCAATAAACCTACCTGGAGAATATTTAGCAGCGTTAACTGAATCTAAAGTATCTTGAAAGTTAGCACGAGCTGCATTAACATCTTCTGGAGAACCAAAACCAGGAATGTTCATCTGATTTGGATCTGCCAACATTAAATATTTTTGTTGTTCTGGTGTAGCAGATTTTATAATTTCTTCAGGTTTTTCACCAGAAGCAATACGAGTAGCAATATCTACAGCGTCCGAACCCCATTTAGATTTAGCATCAGCAATACGACCTGGACTAAATACTTTATCGCCTTTGTCATTTGCTATATCCCAAGCACCACCAGCACCAAATGGTGCTACACCTTGATCTGCAGCAATTAAAGCAGTACGTGCAACGCGAGTAGAAAAATCTGATACGTTACCTAAACCAGCAAGTGTTTTTCCGCCTACTACACCAATAGCATTAGCAACAGCACCACCTGTATAATGCCAAGCAGTACCAAACCAACCACGTTGTTTTTTAATGGTTGGATCTTCATTACCAAAATTTTGAACTAAAGATGCTTGTTGTTCAGGTGTTTTTTGATTGTAAACTTGTTGTGCTACATCAGTAGGTAAATTTGAAAGTTCTTTATGAGCAGCAAGAGCTTTATTGAAATCATCAATTTGTTTTTGCTGTGCCGGTGTTAATCCTGCAGCTATTCCAATTGCTTTTAGATTTTCGGCCACTAGTTACCTCGCGCTAGAGCATCCTGATACAAAATAGCAATTGAACCGTCTGTATCATAAGGCAACATTTGCGCTAATGTATCTGATAACTTAACTGTTGATTTTTTCATCATAAGCGCTGAAGATCCTGCGCCTGCTCCTGGATCAATACCATTAGTGACAGGTTCATTAGGACGTTGAGTTGGTGCAAACAATGGGGTTACTTCACCCATAGATGCTGCTTGTTTAATATCTGATGCTGGTGTTGGACGGACATCTGGTGTTTTTGCTAATGGTGTATCTTTAGTTACAAAACTGGCTGTTTCTTTTTGATCGCCATATGCGTTAGCTGGCATACGATCTAAACGCTTTGCGTACTTGCCTGGACCTGATGCTCCCTTAATTGGGTTAACTGCGTCTTCAAGCGCCATCTTGGTCCTCCTGAATCTTCTCTAAGTCGTTAGCAAAATCTTCCCAAACCTTCTTGACTTTGCTTTCTCTGTTTGCGTTATAAATTGATAATTCTAATAATTCTTCTGTAAATGTTGAAAAACTTTGTGCAAGGTTGTGTAGAAAACCTGTAATAACTACTAAAAAATCTGAATGGTGTACTGGGCGTGGGACTTTATCTCTGTCATCCACGCCAGTACTCCGATCTAATAATTAACCCTTTTTTACTTTGTTTCCCTTACGAGCTGCTGCTGTGTAGCCAAAATATGTCTTTCCGCCTGCTGGCTTAGAAGTATCCTTCTTGCCCTCAACTGGCTTTGACATAGGAGCTGATGCTCTTGATCCTTTGTTCATTGTTCACCCCCTTTACTTTATGCCGCGCCGCCGATTGAGGCGAGCAATGATGCAATGTCAGGTTTACCTTGTGGTTGTTGGCCAGGAGCAGGGGCCGCACCGCCAGTTTGTACTGGAGTAGGCTGCGAGGCAGGGACGGGGGCCATACCTGCTGCTGGCATCTGAGGCAACGGGGTTGCCTGCGGTTGTGGTTCAAGCGCAAAGGCTTTTTCCACAATGTTTTCAATCTGCATACCTTTTTGCCGTCCTTGAATTACTTCGGCAATGCGGCTAATGATTTGTGAAGGATCTTGTCCTTGTGCTGCAAGTGCTGGAATTGCTTGAGCATATTGTGCTACAGCAACTCTTAGTGCATCACGCATTTCTTCGATATCAACTTTTTGCTCTTCTTGAGTAACGTTAATCTCAACTGGAATCTCTCGTCTTACATAATCACGAGATACAAGTTTATCGCTACGCATCTGTAGTAATGCAATAACTGCACGGTTAGGATCTAGTCCTGACATAATTCCGTAGCGGACATCTACAGTGTAATCACCGTTGATAGCACGGGCTGGAACATACTTCATTGTGAACGGAGTACCGTCATCAATTCCGCGAATCTCTTTTACTTTGCTACCAAATAGTTTCTCATCTACTTCAAAACAGATACCAACTAATTCGGTAAATACTCTAGCGAACTGTGCTTGTGCTGCTTTGATCTGTGTATCAAATCCAGCCTGTAATGCTTGAACACCGCGACCTGTTACAACGGATGCGTCTAATTGACCAGAGCGAGATTCAGGGTAACGAGCACCCATACGAAGTTCACGCTCTAATACACCTGACTCTTGGAATACACCAGCAGGAAGTTCTAATGGAACTCGACGAATAGATTGTGGATTAGATGACCTCATAATCGCATCAGGTCCCAAAGCAAGTTCTTGTACATCTTGTGGAATAGCAATAGGTGCTTGAATAGATTTCTCAGCAGCTTGGATCTGTAATACTGCAAAGCGAGCACGTGCTAACTGAACTGCTAGTACATCATCAAACTGTCCACGAGCCTCACCATCAATAGATGGACGGAAGGCAACACGAGCCATACACTTTCCGATTGGATTAGGTGTACGGGCTAGAACTAAATCTTTACGCTCTGGTACATAAATAGTATCTTGATCTTTATCGTGGTAACGAACTAAAGAAAGATATGGAGAGCCTGGTGTAAATAAATTCTTATTTAAAATCTGATCTGCATACTCTGGATATAGTGATGCTAAAGTTTGTGCATCCATACCAACGATCTGTGTTAAAGATAAGCAACGACCAAAGCGGTCAATTTCTGGATATGAACCAAATGGGTTGATAAGTTTAATTGTTGGATCATTGTTCTCATAATCAAGATCAATCATACCAATCATCATTCCGTAGGTGTTATACCAATCAGCACCGGTATACATCTGAACTTGTAGTTCGGAACGGTCTATATAATAATTTGCAATACGAGCACGGGT